GTTCCTTCAGCGAAGGGGTTCGCTACCATTCCGTAGCGAGTCTTGAAGCCAATCTTGGGTTGGAAGGTGTCCTCTCCAACGGCGCGAACCATCTGCAGAGGTACATAAGGACAGTAGAACAGTCCAGCGGCATAGGGGGAAGAACCCTTATAACCGACAACATAATACTGATGACCTGGGGTTGCGTTAGCAGAAGTCAGGTTTGCAGCATATGGATCAATATATACACGATACTTACCTTGCAGAACACCAGCGAAGGTGTTACCGGTGTCATCAACGTTCAGGTTAGCGTTCAGAGCGGGGGTGTAGTCAAGTACACCAGCCATGGTGAGAGCAGAAGCAACGTCAGCAGAGCAAAGGATCGTGTTGCCCTTTCCTCTACGAGTTCTTTGTGCAATCGCGTTAGCGTCTCTTTCGATCTGGAACAGCAGTCCCTTGAACTTCTCAACACTCCAGCGTCCGTTGGAGTCGATGTCGAGATCGAACTCACCAGCGGTAGCGGTGTTCTGAACAGCACCTTGCTCAGCAACCTTGTAGATAGTACGGATAACTTCGCGGTTGATCTCAGCCAGAATCTCAGTGGAGAGGATGTTGGCGAGTTCAGCCTCGGCGTTTAAACCGTGGATTGCTTTCAGATCCTGTGCCAGTTCCAGGGAGTACTCAGCTTTGAGGGCGCGTGACTTAGCAGTAACGGTTACCTTCTCAATGCTGAATGCCATCTGGTTGAAGGCATTAGCAGCAGCATCTCCGAGTGCCTCAGCATCGGAAGTCTGCATACCTTGTCCAACGTTATATGCGTTGGAGTTGGCAGAACCAACAGGGTTCAGGACAGAGGGGTTAGTACCAGTCTGACTGGTAGTACCCATACCAGCAGTACCATCGGAGAAGCCACCTTCCAGGTTGCGTCCGAAGTTCTGTCCGGAGAATGCAGAATCAGGCTCGTTGTAGAACGCTTCGGTTCCAGTCTGATTCTGATAGCGGGAACGCATCGCGAAGATGAGTCCAGTGGGGCCGCTCATGGGTTGAACGCCAGCCAGATCGTAAGCGATCAGGTTAGGCATGGAGCGTCTGATCAGGGAGATCAGAACGGGATCGAAGTTGTCTACGCTGGATCCAGTAGAGTTGGTAGGAGCAGCCTCACTCAGGAGGGATCCACCATGCTCAAAGGAGGAAGACTCCTTCAGGAATTTTTCTTGGTTTTCGAGCAGGACAGCGGTAACAGCCTTTCTATGAGGATCTTTGATAGACTCAAGTCCATCGTACTCAAGAAGGGGTGCCCACTTCTCCTGCAGCTGTTCGGATTGGAACATTGCGGGTTACCTATTTAAAAGTTTAGTGTTTGTTTAATATTGAATTCAGGATTTGCTAAAAGTTCCCAGAGATCTGAGATAAGCACTCATTTGATCAGAATACTGCTGATGGTTATGAGTTTCGCCTTCAGACAGGGTTTCAGTTTTAGCGACGGGAGCAGTCTTAGGGAAATAAGATTCCTTCAGTGTCTCCAGCTTTTCACGATAAGATTCTTCACTTTCAAACTCTACACTTTCGGAAAGTGAGGCGAGCTTCTCCTTCTGAGTGGACGCAAGTCCTTCAGAAACGTCATCGAGGATACCTTCTGCAACAGACTCAGCAAGTCTGCTGTTCAGAGCAATATTTTTCTCGATTTGCTCGTTGAGTTTTGTCTCCATATCATCAAGTTTTTCTACCATGCTCTCAAGCACATCATATTTTTCTTCAGGGATTGATACATAATGTTCTTCAAAAAGGCCCTTCATTCCTTCAAGGAATGATTCAGTCATTTCAGTCTTGAGGCCTGCCTCAATGGCAAGTGCGTTTTCTTCAAACCACTCGTCAGAGACATACTCAAGATAAGAATCAACACGCTCTGCGAGTGATTCTTTCGCTGCCTCAACTTCTTCAGCGAGCTTGGCAGCATATTGTGCTTCGATTTCTTCTTGAATAGAAGCAACCTTAGCATTGATTGCGGCTTCAAAGATTGTCTTTGCTTTCTCTTTGAATTCTTCGGAGAGTTCTTCGCCACCGAGGAGTGCGTTAACATCCTCTTCAACGTTGTACTCGATGGTTTCAGTAGTTTCTTCTTCAGCTACTACTTCGTCTGTGGTTTCCTCTTCGATCACGGGTTCCTCGATTTCGACTTCTTCTTCCTTCATACCTGCAGGTGCAGCATCACCAGGTTTTGCCTTCTTGTTAACTACATCCCTTACTTGCTTAAGGGTACTACCGGGAGTCTTCAGCTTTGCTGAATCATCATCGGTTTTGTAGTTCTCAGGGGTAGGCCCGCCGAGATCTTCGTAAGAACCAGTCTGTCCAGGAGTTGTTCCAGACAGAGAGGGCATGGGATCGCCAGGTTTGGCGTTAGCATTAGCAGCAGTTTTGGACTGCTGTGTCTTTACTTCCATTTCTTGTAAATTTTTGCCACGAGACATTTGAACAGCTCCGTATCCGTTTTTTTAAAAACTATATTTATTTATAAATTAGAAAACTTTATCAGTTATCAAAGGTTATTGAGAAAATCGTTGAATAAATCCAACTTCTTCTCGTCAAGTTGTTTTTGCGTAGCGAGAGTGTTAATCTCTCTATATGTTTTCTCTGCAAATTTTTCGCGAAGAATACCACCGTCCCATACCCATTCTTTTCCTTCCATAATTCCTTCAACAAACGCATCAGGAGCAGAAGGATCGGCAACAATATCAGCAGCAGTTGCTAACATGAAGTCGTCACCAACAACATTGACACCTTCGCGTGTCATCTTCAGTGAACCGATACCTCTAGAGGAAACACCAAGTTTTACACCTTCATCAATCAGTGATGCAGCAATCTTACCCATAGGGGTATTCAAGATCTTTGCTTTACCGACAAAGTTAGAACCAGATTCTCTCAGAGAAACGATCTTATGAGATACACGATCTAAGTTGACGGTAGGGCCATCGGGGTGTCCAAGTTCACCAAGTGCTCTACCTGCCTGAACATGGTTTTCGTTATATCTACCAACTTCACGACGAAGTGTCTCCATAGGATACATTCTACCATTACGGTTTTTGATGTTTCCCTGAAGGAAAACTCCTTCAATATAAAGTTGTTTTTTACCGCCTTTTGATTCGACAATGAATTCGACGGATTCGATTTCTTCTCTGATGAGTTTCATTTGTTTAACCGGTAAATCCTACTCTTGTTCCAAGAACTGCTGCATTTGCAGCAAAGATTACATAATTAGATCTTTTTTCGACATATTCAACAGTGCCAGCAGGCATTGTCATAGATCCAATTCCGTTACCACTTTGTTCTTCTAAAATAGTAACTTTATGTGCGTTGGTGTCAGTATTTACAAGTCTTACAACAGTAGCAGCGCCAAAACTAGTGGCAGTACCTGCATTTGTTGGACAAGCAATTTCAGCGCCAACTAGTAATGAACGAGCCATCTCAGACAGTCTCCTCTTCGGGTTCTTCTTCAGTTTCTAGTTCGTCGGTAACTTCAAGAGTTTCCTCTTCGTCTTCGACTTCGATATCATCCTCACCAAATACGCCGTTTGCTACCATAGGACGAAACGCATCGATCCTTTCAGCAGCTTTTCCAAACAGTATCTCTTTGATCCTATCGCTAATTTGCGACGGGGACTCATCGGATACCATCATATCCATAAGTTCGTCCATGTTTTAGTCAATATTTACTATGATTTATTTATATCTCACCACCCTTGGGTAATTCAGGAGCTTCAGTTGCAGATCCGTCAATTTCTGGTTCCATAACTGGAGCACCTAAATCACCACCTCCAACTGCACCAGGAATTGGTTGTCCGGTTGTAGGATCAATCTGCATTTCTGCTGGATCTGGGATGATACCCGCTTTGATTTCTTTCTCAATCAGTTCATCTTGTTCCAGAATCTCTTCATCAGTCTGACGAAGAACCTTTCTTCTAATATAATCTTGAGAATAATACTTGCCAACATATGCTTCAGCAGTCTGACAGAGAGTAAGTCTCTCATTCATCAGTTCTGCTTCCTTCAGTTCTGCAAAGTGATTATCATAAAGGAAGTCATATTGAATATGCTCACTCATTACTTCCCAATCTTCGGGAGTAATGACATTCTTAAGAAGAAGTTGAGTCTTCAACATATCATTGAACATTCCCGAGAATCTCTTTCTCAAACGTCCAACGAACTTACTGAACTTGACTTCATCTCTCAGGATTTCAGAAGATCTCCCCAGGTTAAACCCACCATCTCCTTCAATTCTGGAGATAGGAACATTAAGGGACTTGTATAGTTTCTTTTTAAAATACTCAATATCAGTGATTTCTCCCAGGTTTTGGCCTCCTGGCAGAGTTGAGATTTCTGTTCCCCTTCCACCTTCTCTGCGGGGCAGCCAAAAATCTTCAAGCATTGACATGAATTTTTTGTCATCACGAATCTCTCCTGTTTGTGCGTTATATACCAACTTGTTACGATATCTGTTCATGACATCGCGAAGATATTGTTCTGCTTTTACTTTAGGCAGATTACCAACATCAATGTAGAAAATTCTACGTTCAGGAGCACGAGACAATCTATAGATTACCAGTGAATCCTCAATCATTCTAAGTTGATTGAGTGATTTAATCGCTTTATGGAGATAGGAAAGAGTCGATCCCTTATTACGATCTACAAGTCCTGATGAACAATAGGTAATTGAATCTTTTGAGAATTTAATTCCTGCATTACCTTGTGCAGTTGCTGGACTTTGGGTAGGATAAGAACTCTTTGGATTATAAAGGAAATACTCTTCAATCTCAGGGAATTCATATTCCATGGGATTGTCTGCACCCTTATTAATATTCGCTAAACGATTTTGATCGTTCTTTGATTTCTTTTGTTGGCGAATATAACGCATTTTCATTGCGTCAATATAACGCAACTCTTGAATCCCCTCATGAGGATTCTTCATATCAATTACTTTATGATAGTAAAGACGCCCGTCAATGTACCAATTCCTATAGATTTCGTGCGCTTTCTTGTCAAAATCCAATAAACCAAGAATATACTTAAACTCTTCTCTAATCTTTTTCTTAATGCCATCACTAGCATTAAGATTGGAAAGTTCAATTTCAACGGGAGAATCGTTAGTATCCGCAACGATTGCTTCGTTTACAACATCTTCGATGGCACTATCACATTCTGGATGAAGTGCCATCTCACGATAGCGTTTGATTAAATCAAACTCTGTTTTATAGACTCCTTCAATGTCAACATATTGCCCAAAAAAACCACTTGTCAGATAGTGATCAACCCCGTCCTCATTATTAGGAGGAACGGGGGAAACCACACTGGGTGGAGTTTTTTCGGTGTCCTCAATAGAGAACCCAAATAACTTAGCCATGATTTATTCGTAGTCCTTTTATTGGACTATTTATCTGGTTACGGTATTGCGTTGATCAGCGGGGCCACCGTTGGTGCTGTTAGAACCAGCAACCCAGTACTGAACCTGGAAGGTTACAGTAAATTCTTCAATAGTATCTGTGGTATCATAAGACAGTCCAATTTCAGACACTTCAGTGGGGAAGATATCACTGAAATAGTAAGTTCTCAGTGGAGTAACGTCTGAACGTCCACCACTTCCATCTCCGCCACCGGAGTTTGTAGTGGCATTTCTTCCCTGATTAGCACCTCTACCGAGTTGATGAACAACAGCATTACCCATGTAAGCACCAGGAGCAGTAGCACCAGATCCATCGGTAAGTTTGTTGATACCATTCATCCACTGCTCAAACTTAGTTCTAAGTCTAAAGTTTTCGTCATTGATAATAGTGATTGTCCAAGTATCAAAGGTTCTATCACCAGCAACCTTCAGAGTTCTTCCTCTGAAAGGAATTTCAATGGGAGTGATGTTTGAAGAAGGCAGAGCAGCTGCTTTGCAAAGGAATTGAAACTCTTCCTTAGCATCGTTACCAAAATCACCCATATTTTCACCACCAGGCCATCCGGTGATGTCAACTTCAAATAGATTAGGACGGGCACCGCCCCCTCTGAGGGCGGATTTAAAGTTAGTGATCGTTCTTAAGTTTGCCATTAGTTGTGTCCTCCGTAATTATTGTATCTTAAAATCAAACTCTGCCAGTGACTTCTTCAAAAGCAACACCTGTTCGTGTGGCGACGAACGTCAAGGTAACATAGTTAATTGATTTGGTGGGCTTCAGGAAGATGTCTGCTCTGAATTCATTGTTGTCAACAACTTCAGGAGTGTTGTTGGAGGAGTCGCAGATGACGCGGAAGTCATACAGTCCTCTCTTCGCCTGTACATCACGAAGATAAGGTTCAACAGCATTGGTAAAGGAAGATCTGGTGATCTCATCGTTGAACTCAAACAGTTGATCATTAGCAAGTCCTTCCAGTGCTTTTTCAACTGTAAGGAAGAGACGACGAACGTTGATTCTATCAAATGCAGATGCAAAGTTCAGTCCAGTTCTATCACCGTAAAGAACAGTTCCAACTCCAGGTAATGTTACGATAGAGTTGACTCTTGCTTCATACAGAGAATCTCTCTGTGCTTTGTTGGGGTTATATGCGAGTTTGATCGCATTATTGAGGACACCTCTTTGTTGTCCAGCGGGTGAGTACCAGGGGAATTGATCAATTTCAGTTCTAACCATCAGTCCTGCAATATCACCATTTGTTGGGATGTAACGGAACTGGTTATTGAATCTGTCATACGTGTACTTGTATCCACTATCAAAGACAGCGAATGAAGAGGATGACAGTGCGCTGAAGAATCTAATGATATTATTTGTTTGATCAGTGGTTGAAGCAACATCAACTACATTTGCTCTGTCAGGTGAGATACATGCAACACAATCTTTTCTGCCATTAGCAACGGCAATCAGTTTCTGTGCTTTCGCTTGTGATTCGGCCTCGGTTGTGCAACCAGGGCCCATCAGAAGGAAGTTAACTTCAATCTCATCTTTGTTAGCGAACAGTTCATAACCAGCGGTAATATCGCCAAGAGAGGCAGACATACCTTTGTTATTTGCTCCGCTGTAGTCTTTACCGTTAGTAAGAGTATAAGTCTTATTACCGATAGCACTAAAGGTTACATCTTGTGCCGCTTGTCCAAACA